AGAAATATCAGAAAGTGGTGCAAATCTTTCTGTAGAAGATATTCAAGAAGTTATTACTGATTTAATTAGCGATAGTAGTTTAGATGCATCTGAGGTTTCTGCAGTACTAGAAGCAATTGCTGAAGGTGGAGAGGTTTCTGCAGAGATTGCTGCTGAAGTGTCTGAATCTTTATCAGAAGGCGGATTAACAGAAGCGGAAGCAGAATTTATTACAGAAATGCTTTCTGCAGATGGAGAAATAACAACTGCAGAAGTTGTTAATTTATCAGAGGCATTAAGCGAAGACGGTAAGTTTACTTTAGTAGAAAAAGATTTAGTTGCAGACGTATTAGTGTCATCAGCAGAGGGAGCACCAGTAACTGCTGCAAACATAGAATCGGCGGGACTTGAATATCGTGATCTTCCACCTACAATTCCAGTAGAGGTAAGAGAAGATGTAAACGGAAACCCCGTAGTAATTCAAGCAGAGGTAGCATCTGCCCTCCTTGTATTAGAAAGTCCAGCAGCGCTGGCAGGAGCAATTGCTGCTTGTTTTAATCCAGATGAAGCAATTGAAGGTTTGACAGAAGAGCAAAAATGTGAGTTGGGCAAAGCCCTACTTAACATGGGTGCTGATATGTCTATTCCAGAACGTGAAAAAGCAGAAGATATTGTGGTTGTAACGATCATTGCTGGTCAATTGGTTGTTGCTACCGCACCTAGAAGAAGGAGATAAAATGAAAAAGTTCAAAGAATGGGGCATGGCAGCCCTAAACGAAAACTTTACATTCCTTGGCTTCTTTGTGGCCTGGGTAGTACTTGAAGGCAGCGCAAAGACGGTAGTAGGGTATGTAACCCTAGCATCGGTAGCCATATGGTTTGCAACCATAGGAATACGTAAAGAAGACGAATAATACTATAAAAAATTATTTTAATGTATAGTATAATATAAATATGAGAAAGTTGACCTCAGTCCTACTTTGCGGTATACTTGTAATAAGCCTTTCTGCTTGTTCAAGTCGCTACAGGTATTCCTGTCAAGACCCAACAAATTGGAAAGAAGCAGCATGTAATCCGCCAATCTGTGAAGCAAACGGTACATGCACAAAAGATTTAGTAAAGGAAACTAACAATGAGTAAAAGAAGGACGCAAGCAGAACTAGATGGTTTATTAAAATTTGTATTAGGTCTTACTTTAGGAGCAATTTTATTCTTTACAACAATGGGGATTTTATATGCCCTTGTCTTTGTTGAGCAACCATTAACTGGTCAATCCGAAAACGATAAAATGTTTTTTAATGTTCTTGGTAGCGTAGCAACTTTTATTACTGGAACACTTGCAGGTATTTTAATTGGTCAGTCTGGTGCAAAAGATATTATGGATGCACAGTTGTCTAATAAAGAAATGGATTCTAAAAATACATTAGCAGATAAAAAACTTGAATCAGAAATTGATGAAGCAAAGGCACGGAGATTAAATAAACCTGACGGCGCAATGCCAGAAGAACAACCAGTCGATACAGATTGGGATAAATAATGGCGGAGCAAGGTACAGCAGCACGACTTATTGAAGTTGCCACTGCAGAAGTAGGAACTGTTGAAGGTCCTAAAGATAATGAAACAAAGTATGGAGCATATACTAAAGCCAATTTCCAACCATGGTGCGGATCTTTTGTAAATTGGTGCGGGAATGAAGCAGGAGTAAAAATTCCTAATACTGTTTACACTCCTGGTGGCGCAGCAGCATTTAAAAAGTCTGGTCAATGGATTGATGTGGATGTTGCAGATCCAGAGCCAGGAGATATTGCATACTTTGATTTCCCATCTGACGGGGTAGATAGAATATCCCATGTAGCAATTGTTGTTAAAGATAATGAAGATGGAACAGTCTGGTGTGTTGAAGGAAATACTTCAGGAGATCCAAAGGGTAGTCAGCGCAATGGTGGAGAGGTTTGTAAAAAACTTCGTGCCTATAAGAAAAATAAAAAAGGAATTCTTATTTCTATTGTGGGTTTTGGAAGACCTAAATTTGGTGCCTCTGCATCAAAAACACCAGCAGCCCCTGTAAAAAAGGGTACTGCTAAACCAAAAACATGCTCAGCATGTGGACAAACTATAAAATAATAGTGCTTGACTAGCCAAAATTTTTTGGTATACTTAAATATACCAGTTTGAGAGGATTCCTATGACCATTATTGCCGTTGTTAAACAAGATGGTAAAGTTTTTATGGCAGGGGATCGTGGCGCTTCCGATGATGATAATATAATGTCTATTGTTGCCCCCAAAGTTTGGAAAACTGGCCCGTATCTTTTTGGATATGCTGGAACTATGGATGGCGAAAGAATTAGACATAACTTTAAGCCACCACTACCAGAAGGAAATTTAGATAAATTTATGTATACTAAATTTATTAAATCATTAAGAAAGTTTTATGAAGAGTGGTGGGTAGACACAACCAAAGACGCAGATTTTGGAATGATAGTCTGTATTCGTGGAAGAATATTTGAGCACAATGCAATTGATATGTCATTAACAGAATATCAACAACCATTTTTATGTATGGGTTCTGGCTCTGCGTATGCATATGGGTCCTTATACTCAACACAAAAACAAAAAAATCCTAGAAACAGAGTAAGGCAAGCAGTTGCATCAGCAATAGAATACTCCCCTTCATGTAAAGGGCCAATAGATACGGTGAGTGCATAATGAATAACATGTTTGAAGAAGAGCAAGAAGAACTTTCTAATATTCAGGAGTTTGACATTTGGCTAGAAAATGGAATTAACAGAAAGTGGATTACTCCACCATTTTGCAATACGCATGAAGGAGATCCATATATGACAGAAGAGGAACAACAAGAGTGGGAGGATGGCGGAGATCCTTGCCAGGTTGTATTAAAGATAATTAATTAATATGATAATTTTAGGTATTAACGAAACATCCCACGATGCATCTGTGTCTTTAATTGACAATAATAAAATATTATTTGCGGGTCATTCAGAAAGATACAGCAAGCAAAAAAATGATTGGTATGTAAACAATGATTTAATTAAAGACGCATTGTCATATGGAAAACCAGACTACATAGCCTATTACGAAAAGCCACTTTTAAAAAAAACAAGGCTTGTATTAAATGGTGGCTTGGGAGATTGGAAACCAAAGTTTAATATAGAGAACGTTCCAAGAGTATCATTTAAACATCATTATTCTCACGCAGCAGCAGGATATTTTACAAGCACCTTTGATGATGCCGTAATAGTTGTTTTAGACTCTATTGGTGAATTCAACACGTCAACAATTTGGACTGGGCAAGGCTCTAAGATAACACTAAAAGAAAAGCACAATTACCCATTTAGTTTTGGCCTATTCTATTCCTCATTCACACAGTTAATTGGCCTAATGCCGAACCAAGAAGAATATATTATGATGGGTATGGCAGCGTATGGTGATTCAAAAAAATACTATAAAAAAGTTAATGAATATTTCCCCTCAATAAAAAAACAAAAATATAACTTCCATAAAGGAATTACAGACTGGGGCTGGGTTAAAACAGAACAAGACAAATTTGATATCGCTGCAGCAGTACAGGATGTGTATAAGAATAGACTAACTGAGTTTATGCAACACGCACAAAAAATTACTGGCAAATACAATTTGGTGTTTATGGGTGGATGTGCTTTAAATTCTTCAGCAAATACAGAGTTATGGAATATTTTTGATGATATATGGATTATGCCAAACCCAGGAGATGCTGGATCATCACTAGGAGCAGCAGCAGCCCTCTACGGAAAACATTTAAACTGGAAAACGCCATACCTTGGTTATGATTTAGGAGGTAAGTATCCCGTCAATGAAATTGTCGAGGGTATATTAAAAGATAAAATTGTGGCGGTAGCAACAGGAAGAGCAGAATACGGACCACGAGCATTAGGCAATAGAAGCATACTTGCTGATCCAAGAGACCCTGATATAAAGGATAGGGTTAATTTAATAAAGCAGCGTGAACCTTTTAGACCATTCGCCCCAGTTGTTATGGAAGAATGTGCAGATAAATGGTTTGATATGGATTTTACTAGTCCATATATGCAGTACACAGTAAAATGTCTTCAGCCAGAAAAGATCCCGTCAGTTGTTCATGCTGATGGAACCTCTAGAGTACAAACCGTTAATCGTCATCAACACAGAGATTTGTGGCGAGTTTTAAATAAGTTTTATTTACAAACTGGTGTGCCAGTTCTATTAAATACAAGTTTAAATATTAAGGGTCAGCCTTTGCTAAATGATGAAAAAGATATAGAACTTTGGGAAAAAACTTATAATCATAAAATTATAGTAGGATCAATATGAACAATTTTGATTTTAATATTTGGGAAAATTCTACAAAAAAATCATTTGTCTTTATTAATAAAAGGTCTAATATAAAAAATGACTGGTTAGACTATGATGAAATTTTAAAAACAGAGTATAAAGATTCAATTATAAAGCCAATCAATAAATATATGTATAAATTATCATCACCCCCTAGATTGGTTTCGATTATAGACAACACAGTTACGTTGTGTCAAGAAAACTTTGCAGAGGTTTTTTTGCTAGAAAAAAATAGTAAACTAGATGCCATAGAAAAAATACACATGAGGCAGTTTTATAAATATGGAGAAAAAACTATAGAAAATGAAGAATGTTTTAGCGAAATTTTTAGATGGGCAATGACCTGGTTTATTGATTGCGATGGGATTGAAATCGACATTTCCAGACCAAAGGACTCTCCATTTTATTTTTATGAGGAAAAATATATTTCTAGCAAAGAAAATTCAGATATTATTGATCCAAAAATGCTACTTTTTCAATTTAAAAACAAAGGCTCACACATAAACCCAGACGGGTATGGTAGAATTAAAAGAAGGCAACCAGCCTACTTCATTACTTTTACCGCAGAGAATGATGTTGTAGCAAGAATTAAGGAGTTTTATGGCAAAGATTAAGTTTTATCCTTTTAGTAAAGAAACCCAAGCAATGTCTCCTGCGCCAACACCAGCATCTAAAAATATTCCAGAATGGTACAAACAACAACCAGCATACGGCACATCAGACGAAGAACAAATGTTAAAGACTGGCGGGACTGGATCAACAGTAAAAAGATGTATGCCAATTTTTGATATTATTACTAGCGGATATATTATATATATTCCTTGTGACATATATGTAGATGCAACAGATCCGAATAAACTAAAGTGGTCTGTGCCATCTTTTGCTAGTCAAGTAAAGCGAGAGTTAGTTTCTTCTCATGCTCCAGAGCAAGTATCTCACTATCCCCTAAATGAAAAACAATACCATAAAGAAATTTTTAGAATTATGCCGTTTTGGTCTGTTGGAACAGAAAAAGGATATAGCACTTTGTTTACTCATCCTTTTCACTCAGATCAATTACCATTTAGAACATTTGGCGGAATAGTAGATACAGATAAATTTATTACAGACGGTCACTTTTCAATACAACTAGAAAAAGGATTTAAAGGGGTTTTAGAGAGAGGAACTCCCCTAGTTCAGGTAATTCCTTTTAAAAGAGATAATTATTCTATGGAATTAGTTGATGTTGAGGAATCTAATAAAACTTTATTGTCTCAAAGACTTTTAATAAGAAGTAAATTTAAAAATTTTTATAGAAATAACATGAGGGTTGCAAAAGACTATAAATGAGTAAAAATAAAAAACTAACTTTTATTCCAACAATTAAAGACTTTGAAAATAAACTAATCCCCCCTGTACCAGCAATTTCTCAAGTACCAGAGTGGTATAAAAGTTTATCTTTGTACGGCCCAACAAATAGTGAAAAAAATTTAAATCCAATAAACCATGTAGGTACGGATGGAACTTTAGTTGCAACAAAAAAATGTATTCCATTTTTTGACGCACTAACATCTGGCTATTACTATTTACTGGAAGATGATCTTGAGGTTAGTCAAAATGAACACGGATATCCAAAGTTAACTTGGAAAGGTGACGTTATGTTGATCGATAAGCGACCAACCCTTGAGGTTCCAATACCAGGAGACTGTCATCCAGTACACTTTGGAGTAAGAATGAATTGGTTTTATAGAACACCTCCAGGATATTCTGTCCTAGTGACTCACCCAATGAACAGGTACGATCTACCATTCTATACTCTTTCTGGAGTTGTAGACTCAGACTCTTGGGGCTTGCCAGTCTTTTTTTCTTTTTTTGTAAAAAGAAACTTTATCGGAACTATTCCAAAAGGTACTCCAGTTATGCAATTTTTTCCTTTTAAAAGAGACTCTTGGGAAATAGAGGTTGACGATAGCAATGAGATTATTGAAGAAGAAGAATTCAAGGCAGAAAATAGAAGAACAGTTGTTACTGGATACTATAAAAAAGATATCTGGAAAAGGAAAAATTTTAAATAAATGACAGACAATACAAATATTAACAAAGAGTGGGAAAGCATTAATGTTGTTATGTATTCTTACAAAAGCAAGAATGCTATAGATACATTAGAAGACTTACTAAAAAAAAGATCTAAAAGTATTTTTATTTTTATTCATTGGCATGATCAAAATGCAATAGATAGGTCAAAACTTCTTGAGAACTTGGTCAATGCTTATGATAACTGTAATGGAGATTACTTCCATATTAACTGGGACAATAATGAGGGAGCCGTACAATACAAAGATAATAGGTTAAAGGCAACTATGGGTGGCAAATATCATATGACAATAACGCCAGGAACTGAACTATTTCAAAACTGGGACACTGAATTTATCGACTATGTAAAAGACAAGAATGTTATTATTTCTGGAAATAAACAAGTAAAGTTTGATAACTCAAAAATTTTTTATGTAAATAAGACATTTAGTGATGTTTTAGACTACACGGTTACTAACTATATAGATAGAAATTTAATCTTTGGAAATGTAGTTATGATGAAAAATAGCAAAATTGGAGATTATAATTTTCCAGGATGGTTAAAGTATTACGGAGAAGAAGAACTTTTGTCTTTGCAATATTGTACAGATAACATAGAAATTGTTGCCGCCCCAACAAATAGGGTAAACATAAGCCAATATAGCACCCTGTCTGACTTTAATTATTATGTTCCTTTTTCTAAATATCACAATTATAATCAAGTTATAAAATTATTTAAAACAGGGGCAAACGAAATGATAGGAAATTACGGTAAAGAAAAAATAGAAAAATTTTCCCAAAAGCATAATTTTGATTTTTCAAGTCTTCATTGGCTTCCTTTTTGGGGAAATGATGTTTCTTATAGGGTTAGCGAAACATCTTATGATAAACTAGGTGGAAGAAGATTCATAAAACAAGTTAAAGAGGTGGAATGATATGCATAGAATATCTGTAATTGAAGACTTTATTGAAGAGAAAGATGCTTTAAGGTTAATTTCAGAAATGAATAATCCTTCTGAAACAAACCCTTATCCAGAGTACTATAAAAAAAGATATGGGGGCACGGCTTTTCCTTATAATGACAATGTAATGAGCATTTTAATTAAATACGGGAATAAAACTAACAATATTCATAAATCTTTAAACGGTTACTTAAACGATATTTATGTATTTAAAGCATTTGGCTCGCACTGGACTGCTGGTACTAAGGGTGATTTGCATATAGACGCCCAAGGACCAGAGCCATTTATTGAATGGAGCACTATCATGTATCTTAATGATCCTTCGGAATATGAAGGTGGAGAAATTTACTTTCCCAATCAAGGATTTACCTATAAGCCTAAAAAATTTTCTGCTGTATTTTTCCCTAGCGCTGGGACAGAATATATTCATGGAATAACAGAAATTGGCTCTGGACATAGATATACTGCGCTTTATATGCACACATCATTAAAAAAATACTCAGATCCAGATTTTTTAAAATAAATAATTAATAATAAGAATTGATAAGAATGGAAATTCTTTTATTTTCTAATTTGTCTAAAAGGTCTGGCTCTACCAAAATTCGATTATCTCTATCATAAAATCTTAAAATTAATACATCGTAGTATTGATCTTCTAAAAATTCCTTTTTTGGTCTCCAATGAATAGTATTTGACACGTTAAAAAATAACGCTTGATTGTTTTTAATTACATATTTTTTTTTATCTAAATATATTGGCCAAACCTCTTTGTTGTTTATTGGTAGACTAAACGACATATAGTGTGTTTGGTCTATTCTGTCAACGTGTGGCTTCAATTCTGGCGAATAGTTTCCAGTTTTTGGGGTGTATCTTTGATATTTCAAGTCAATAGAATTTGAATGAATATCAAAGTTTAATATTTTTTTTATTTGTTCTGATACATAATCTCTTGTTGCAATTATTTCATCTTTTTTAAAACTATAGGTAAAGCATCCTAGTTTTTCATTTTTTTCAAAATCAGAATACATTTCTTTTTTATTATTAATATTTTTATTGATTTGACTATTAATAAATTCTGTGATATGATTTATATGTTCTTCAGTAAAAAAATTATCAATAAGAATAGGTTTAAAAGATAAAATGTCAAATGTATTCATCTAATCATTATAGCACTGTCCCCATCGTCTAGTGGCCTAGGACGTCGCCCTTTCACGGCGTTAACACGGGTTCAAATCCCGTTGGGGACGCAAAATGCACTAGTAGCCAAGTTGGTTAAGGCACCGAACTCATAATTCGGCTATCGTAGGTTCAAGTCCTACCTAGTGTACTAGTGGGCTATAACTCAGTTGGTAGAGTGGCGAACTGTTAATTCGCAAGTCGTAGGATCGAGGCCTACTAGCCCAGCAAATATTACAAGCCTTTGTAGTTCAGTGGATAGAAAGTTGGACTTCTAAGCCAAGCGTCGCAGGTTTGATTCCTGCCAAAGGTACTTTAATAATTAGGGTTTTCAAGTTTTCCTGTCTTTGAAAACTTTTGTTTAAGAAAACTATCCCTAAGAGATACAAATGAGCCATCCTCTGTTGATATAAAATCAAAATTATTTTTCTGGTCAATTTTTGCTGAACCGTACATTTTTACATCTTTAATTTTTGCACCGCCAATTGCTGCCATGTTTCCGTAAGAAGATCTTGGGAAATATGCCACACTTATCGTTTGACGCAATTTTTCTTTATTTATTTTCATGGGAACATGAATGTCATAATCGATTGGATCTTTAACATTATTCGCAAGTAATTGATTATATGTTAGTTCTAATAGCCTTATATATTTAGAAGCCATCCTTTGCTCTTTATATCTTTCAATCTTATCTTTTAATAAGCCACCGTGAAATATTGGCACTTCATTTATTTTTTTTAGAGCAAAAAAATCATCATTCATTAAAATAAAATTTTCAGAGATATCTTTGTTTTCAGAAACAACCTTTATACAGTTTCTAATATTATCAAACTTTCCACCAATATCATCTACAGGTATAAAATCACCTATATACCAAATTGGCCTATGACCAACAACCCAGACTCTTCCTTCTGACATATTTTCTTCAATTGACCTTAATGAATACCTTAACTCATCATTGTCGCCACTACGACATATATATACATAGTCCATTTTAAAAATTATAGCATAGGGTATAATGGGTAATATGGCAAAAATATTAGTTGTAAGCGCTAACTTACCAGATTGGTCAAAAAATAGTGGGGGAAAAGAAAGAACTGCAACCTTGCTTGAGGCCTTAACTGATCATGAAGTTACGTTCTTGTCCTTTAATTGGAACAATGAACTAATTAATAAAAAGATAGGTAATAATATTACTTATTTACAGCCACAGATAGGATCTGCTATGCTTAGACGTAGAAAAAATCTTATTTCTGATTTTGCTAGCGCTAATCATGATGCTGTTTTTGAAATATTAAATGATGATTTAAACATTTTTACTAAAGTTTTAGCAGATTTGTCAAAAGAGCATGACATTTTAATTGTTGACCATTATTCAGTATCACCTCTTGTTAAAAACATTAAAAATATTCCAATCATATATAACTCACATAATGCAGAACTAGAACTAGCCAAGCAGGTTCATATCAATAATGCAGAACTTCTTGCTATAGTTGAAAACATGGAAACCCGCATTTTAAATCAAGCAAAAGAAATTACATATTGTTCAAAATTAGACTTTATAAAATTACAAAACTACTACGGTAAAGATATTTCTGGAACATACATTCCCAATGGTACGACAATTCAAAATAAGATTGATTACAAAAATAGACTTAATTCTAGAGATATTATTTTTGTAGGTAGTGGACATCCACCTAATAAGGTTGCAGCAAGAGCAGTAGTTAGTTTTGCTAAATCATTGCCAGAATTTAATTTTATTATTATCGGCGGATGTGGTAATGGAATTAAGGCTGGGAGCATTTCAAGCAATGTTCATATTACTGGTCATGTAGATGATGAGACCTTAGATAAATATTTTAGAACATCATTTGCATTTATAAACCCTATGTCTAGTGGATCTGGAACTCATTTAAAAATGATGAAGGCATTAGGATATGGGATTCCAATAATAACATCAACTATAGGGGCAAGGGGATTCTCTAGTCAAGAAGTGGAAGAGTCAATGCTTATTGCAGATAGCGAGGATGATTTTTATGCAAAAATTAAAATCCTTAAAAATGAAAGAACATACAAAGATTTATGTGATAATTCATATAAGCACTCACAAACCTATAACTGGGATAAAATTAAAAAAGACTATTCAGACTTTATTGATAACTGCATAGGTAAATATGTTAAAAATAAAATAGCAAAAGTTGAACTAAAAAAAGTAAAAGAAAAAATCTTAATATGCTCTATTGTTAGGGATGATGAAGGTTTTTATGTTAATTACTACAATAGGCTTAGGGCAATGGTTGATTTTTTCCCAGAATATGAATTCTATTTGTCGTTATACGAAAATGATTCAACAGACTCAACAAAAAATTTAATATTTCAACAAGATTATTCAATGTTTGCTGGCATATCTATTGTTTCAGAAAAAATTAATACACGGTTTTATGGCTCAACAAAAGATGAAGATAGAGTAAAGAATTTATCGGTAGCAAGAAATAAGGCCCTTACTGCTAACAACTTCTTAGAAAATGTTGACTATGTCTTGATAATAGATATTGACGTTGAATTTAAAATGCCTGCAGTGGAAAAAGTTTTAAATTTTAAAAAACTAGAGCCAGACTTTGATGTTGTTGCTTCTGCCACTTTAAGAAAAAGATCCCTTTATGATCACTGGGCAACAAGAGAGCAGGCTGAGTATGATCGTGCAATTGGAGAAAATTTTGAAATATACAGGAAATTGCCCTATAAAAAATACTACTCTGTCTCTAGTGGATTTTGCCTATATAAGGCCGAAGCCTTTAGGGCTGGGGTAAGGTGGGGGTATATTAATACAGTGACTGGCAATCCAGATTGCGAAATGGTAGTTGTTTGCCAAGAATTTAGCAAAATGGGATATAATAATATCTATATGATGCATCAAGCAGAAATGCAACATAATCATAAATAAGGAGAAACATGCGTCTTAAAATAATTAAATTTGTTGTTAAACTACTGGGATACGAGTGGTCTGGAGACAACCTAAAATTACCAATTTGGTATGTAAAAGAAAAAAAGAAATCTGAATAATGTACGAGTATAGAATTAAAAAAGTCACAAATGTTGTTGATGGAGACACAATAGATGTAGAAATAGATCTTGGATTTAGTGTTTCATATGCACAAAGATTAAGACTTGCTGGCATCGATACTCCAGAATCCAGAACAACAGATAAAGCAGAAAAGGCTTTGGGGCTTGAGGCAAAAGAATATCTTAAGGGCAAAATTAAAGACGCCAAAGACGTTATTGTAAAAACAGAAAAACCAGACAGTTCAGAAAAATATGGAAGAATCCTTGGATGGGTTTATATAGATGGATCAAATAAATCTATTAATGAGCAAATGATTGAAGACGGTCATGCTTGGGGCTATTTAGGAGACACGAAAGTAAAAGACTTTGCAGCCCTTGCAGTAGCCAGAAAAAAATCTCAAAAATAAGACTTGCATAACTTACTCATATGTTGTATAATTAAATACAAAATAGAAAGAGGTTCAAATGAAAAGTCCAATACCTGGAATTGCAATTTACAGCAATGTAATTAGCAAAGATTTAGATGTTATTAATAGGCTAAGTACCATTCTTGGCAATAGCCAAACCTATAAATGGTCTGAGTCAACTGTGGGATATTCTGAAAAGATGACTGACTTTAGAGACTGCTTTGATTTCAAGTTTAGGAAATCAACGCTTGAAAAAGATACAGGGAAAGAGTCTTTAGAATTACAAAAAATTTGGCAAGAAATTTATGATAGACAAAGTATTGCAGTTAATGAATATTGCACTACATTTTCTGTTGGAGAATTAAAATATTGGGAAGCATTTAACTTTCTTAAATATGAAAAAGGTCAGCATTTCCAGTATCACCACGATCACTCTGAAAACTATAATTGTACAATATCATTAGTTCAATATTTAAATGATGATTACGAAGGCGGAGAGTTAAGTTTTGGTGGATGGAATTATACATACAAGCCAGTTGCTGGAGATCTTGTGATATTTCCATCTAATTATATGTACACTCATAGGGCAATGCCAGTAACAAGCGGTACTAAATATGCACTTGCCACAATGCTAGATTATAGTGATAAGTATCACTCTCCAGAAATACATCAAAATAAACAATACTAATATCAAATATGATATAATTAATATGTGCCTGCCAAATGGGGGTACATTAACTTATTCGCTTGAAGGAGGAATAAAATGGTAACACAATTCGCAATGGATCTATTCAATGATCCTTTTTTTATTGGCTTTAACAGAGAGTTAGGCCGTTTAAATACAGCACATAAGACAAACTCACAATCATATCCACCATATGATCTTCTTAAGTTAGACGAAGATACATATAGGCTATCTATTGCAATCGCAGGATTCTCAAAAGAAAACATTGATGTATCAGTAGATAATGGAACACTCATCATTAAGGGTGAAATTATTGAGGTAACCGATGCTGAAGTTGTTCATAAGGGTATTGCAGGTCGTAAATTTACACGATCATTTGCTCTCGGTGAATACATGGAGGTTACTGGTGCTGATCTAAAGGACGGTATGCTAAATATTAGTATTGACCGCATAGTGCCTGAAGAGAAAAAGCCAAAAACAATTAAAATAAAATAAATCTAAGACACCTGAGCATGTGTATAAAAGGCTCACTTTCTGATATAATTAATATTCGGATATGGAGAGCACAATGAACTATCAAATCATGGCCCCTGGGTTAGTGTATTATAAGAATGCAATTGCAAATCCAGAGGAAACAATTAAAACCATTGAACTAATACAAAATCGTCTTCAATCTGGCGTTGTTTCAAAAGCAGAGGCCTGGGAAGAGTGGAATGGTGCGGATGCAACTCTTGAAAGGTTTTGTTTAAAGTCTTGGATAACAAACCCAAGAGATATGGAAAAGAATGACCCCTTGTATGAAGAAGTGTCGGTAATATATAAAAATGTTTCCGAGGGCATTGATAAAGTTTTTGATCATTATGCAAATACTGTATATCCGTCTGCTGGAAAAACTGTAAAATCAACAGAGGGAAAACTCAGTATATTAAAATATTCTAACTCTGGGTATTTGCCTCCTCACCAGGATCAAGGGGTTAGTAGTAGATTAATCTCTACTGTTGGATATTTAAATGATAATTATGAAGGTGGAGAAATTTATTTTCCGTACCTTGATATAAAAATTAAACCAGAAGCAGGAAGTGTAGTATTTTTCCCATCAAACTATATATATGTTCATGAAGTTATGCCCATTTCCAATGGAATTAGATATGCTATTCCGCAGTGGTATCACTCATTGACTACCCAAAGAGGATCGACTGGAGAAGAATAATGGCAATTTATGAATATGATTGCATGCCTTGTGCTAAAAGATTTATAAAAGAAAGATTAATAAGTGATGAAGATCCAGGATATACCTGTGATTCTTGTAATAAAAAATTAATCAGAGTTTATTCACAAATTGGGGCAATTTTTAATGGTTCTGGGTTTTATAGCACAGACAATAGAAAAAAATAAAAAGTTCAAACTTGACAGCCAAATAAAATAACTGTATACTTAGTACATGATTACACAAGAAAAATCTCGTACACTAACTGCTCTTGACCGTTGCGATAGATGCTCAGCAAGAGCCTACGTCTTGGTGGAGGGTGGCGTAGGAGAACTATTGTTTTGTTCGCACCATTATAATAAAATTATAGACAATGCTGTTGGATATGACAACTTAATGAAATTTATGAAAAGCATAGTTGACAATCGTGACATTCTAGAAAAACCATAGGGAGAAAAAATGGAAAGCAAAAAAAGAAGTATGTATAAATCAATTACTTGGCCAGTAGTGCACATCCTCTTTGTTGGAACCTTGGTGTATTTTTTTGAAAAAATAATTACTGGGGAAGCCCATTGGGAGTATGCTGGGGCTTTTGCAATCATTTACACTACATGTGAAATGATAGGATTCTTTTTACATGAAAGAGTTTGGAATAAACTTGGCAAAAATATTAAATAACATAACAAAAGAGCCAACTCCGTGAGCAAAGATGACAATATAGATCGGATGGTTGACGATTTAATTTTGGCGGGTGCCATTGAAGTTGATGGAATAGATCCAATAACTGGTGAATTCTTGTATAAGGTGACAGATAAAATGGAATTAGTAAATAAGGACTTATATGACGCACATCTGGGTGTAATATATGCAGACACAATGTATTTTTGGGAACGTGGCTTTCTAGAAATAGGAGACATCACAAGTAAAAATCCAATAATTGCTTTATCTCCCAAATGTTTTGACTTAAAGGCCATTAGCGATTTGCCTTATGATAGAATTCCTGTTTTAATGAGCATTATAAAAGCCCTCGACATTACAAATTAATGATATACTGTAATCATGCTAAACCTTAAAGAAGGCGATTTTGTTATGGGCTCGACATCTGAGGGTGTTGTTCATGGGGTAATAGAGCACATCATGAGTGAAGGTGGGACATACGGAACTCCTGGAACAGAATACGCAATTGAATCTATGCCCCCAGAAAATCCAGCAATGGCTGTTAGAATTTATAAAGAAGAGAACGGTACGTGGAAACCAACAGCGTATAGCATTGGAATGATGTATAAAGATGCTAAAGAAGCAGATATAAATAATCACTCAATGAGCAACAACTCAGAAAATTCAATGATGCCAACAGATACATATCAAGGTAAGGCCTACGAAGGCTGTGGATGCGAAACATGTAAAGAATTAAATGTAAACTGTGATAACTGTCCAGTTTGTCAAGCAAATGAAATGAAAAGTGACTGTTGTCCAGAGATAAACAAACAAGCACCGTGTTGGGATGGATATGTGCAGCGTGGAATGAAGCCAGGCGCTAATGGCAAGCCAGTTCCTAATTGCGTTCCTGCTGCAAAAGCAGATGACTTGTTTGAAGATGACGACACAGTTGAGTATGATACAGACACAGTATCAAAAGCAGAAGGATATTCTCCACCAGCAGGTGCAAGATCTGCTGCACGTAAAGCAATTAAATTTAAAGAAGATGGCAAGGCTAATGGTGCAGGAACTGCAGTTGGCTGGACAAGAGCAGGACAGTTAGCAAGAGGAGAAACAATCTCTCTTAGTACTGTTAAAAGAATGTATTCATACTTCTCACGTCATGAAGTAGATAAAAAGGGCAAAGATTGGGGAAATCAAGCAAACCCTTCTAATGGCTACATCATGTGGCTTGCCTGGGGCGGAGATGCTGGATTCTCATGGTCAAGATCAATTGTTAATCGTGAAAAAGATAAAGCGTTATTTGCAAATTTTGGTAAAGAATATACTAACTCACAAAGCCTAAAGAATATATTTAGATAGGACAATATGATTACCAAAGAAGACGTATTGTTTTCTAAAAAAAATCAACAGGTTTGTATTTCCAGGGGGTTTACTTCTCATATTTTAAATTGGGGCGATGTATTCAATTTATTTAAAATAGCAAAAAGTAAAAATTCAATCAACTTTAAGTCTTATTGGACATGCACTATTGATAAATCTGAACAATATACTCCTTTATATAAAAGTTTAATTCAAGAAATATCTTTACTCCATCCTGGTAAAAAAATATCTGCATTTTCAATTATAAATCCAATCACCAAACACAACATTGATATTGATGATAATGTTTTTAATAATTTTAAAGATTATTTTATTAATTGCAATATAAATAAAATACCAGATGAGGAACCGCCAGAAGAATCTTTTATTCCAACAAGACACCACGATCCTGTAGATGGATTTTTTATTCAATTTGAAGGCTCAACATTATGGACAATTTACTATAAAAATAATGAAAAGCAGTATACTTTAAAATCTGGAGACATGATGTTTATACCTAAAAACCTAGAGCATAGTGTAGAAGCGTTAGAGCCAAGATGCTCAGTATCTATATCTTTTACAGATGGAGAAAATGCCATATGAGCATAATAAAAGAATATTGGACTGTTGTCTTGACAATATGGCTATTAACCTCTATAATATATATAGGTAAAAAAACAATATTATTGTTTCAGGAAAAAAATGCAAAGCCTTCTCAGTTTAAGTTTAGGCAAAGCACAATTCATGAATTAATACAAAATTTTTTACCAACCAACACAGACTTTATTAAGTCGTTGATTGCTAAAAAGAAAGGAACACATCCTTCTCAGCAGTCTAGACAAAAATATGGTCAAGACAAAATAAAAGTTATTGTTGTTGGAGATATTGCATATTGGGTTCAAGACAATATATTTTATCAAACAGTAGTTTCAGAAGATGGGAATATAGAACAGGATCTTGCTGTTCCCGTTGACACTACGCAGATGCAAGAAGAAGAAATTGATAGGCTAATGCTTATCTTAGACGATTTAAGGAGTGCAGAAAAAAATGATGGTAGTGGTTCAAGCGACTAACGAGTTTGATGACTATTCCGTTTTTTTGCGTGCAATAGGAGTTATGCTTTCTTCTATGCCTGAAGATGATAACGAATTTGTTGTTTATTCTGTTGGATCTAAAGAAAGCAAAATTCATAATTTTGCTATGGAATTCTGCAATTTGTCAGAAAAAGGCATGAAGGGTCGTGGTAAAAAAATTAAAACATATAAGGCTGTAGACGATTGGATAAAAGAGTTTATGCCTAATATGAATTATTTTGCATTTTTTAGTAAGCCAAAACAACAGTTATCTTCACTGGCAAAGGCTGCACAAAGTGCAAAAGTTGAACTTGGAATATTTCAATACTAAGGAGAATTATGTTAGTTAATAAATTAGAGCACGCAGAAAAAATTGTTAAAAATTTTAAAGATCTTAGATGGGTTGGTTGGGACCTTGTGTCTAGAAAAGAATCTCCAAGTGGGTATTCAAATAAATATGGTTCTTTTATTAACGGTAAGTGGGGAATAGACAAGGTTTATAAACTCACGAATAAAGGCTGGCACCTTCCTAACGAATACGGAGATAAAAATGGAAAATAATGTTGATTATACGCCATACAAAAACTTTTTTGATATTATTGGAAAAGATAAAAAAAACATAGTAATTATTGAAAATTTTATAGATTCTGAAGATTTAAAATTAATGAATATATTTTTAAATAAATATAAAGATGATGATGAATTTATGGGTGGAAAAGATCTTAGAGACAAAGTTATTAGAGAAACAGATCCAGATGTGGCAAATCTGCTTAATAAGTATGAGTATAAAACATTTCAGGTAATTAAAGAAAAGATTATTGACGGGTATGGGGTACCAGTAAAAAGAGTACCATTTAACCCTCCACACTTTATCAAGTGGATTCCTGGAATGAACTCTAAAGAGCATGCTGATTGTGAAAAACCAGACGGCACTCCAGCCTGGACTGCAGATTTTTATAAATACAATATATCTGTTTTAATGTATCCTAATGACGACTATACTGGTGGAGAAATTATTTTCCCAGAATATGATTTAACATTTAAGCCGACTCCTGGATCTTTTATTCTTTTCCCTGGAAACAATAACTATAAGCATATAGTAAGTAGAGTTGATTCTGGAGTTAGGTACACAATGCCTTCTTGGTATTCTTTTGATATAAAAGAAAAAACAAGTGCAAAAAAAATGTACTCTTACCTTGATTCGGTACAACTGTGGGAAGGTTTACCAGATTTTGATAAAATTGATCCAGTCGGAATTAACGTAAAAGGTAAAAAATTTGACGACTAAAAGGAATAAATGGAAAGACGAAGGTCTTTGCATAAACTATGAAACGTCTTTGTTTTTTGAACAGTACGAAGAGGGAAGCGTAGAATTTAAAAGTAATATGGATCAGTTTTGTTTAAACTGCCCTATGATAAAAACATGTTTTGCTGTTGGGGTATCTGGAAAAGAATATGGTTTGTGGGGCGGTATTTACTTAGAAGAAGGAGAGCCTTCTAAAGAGTTTAATAGTCACAAGAACAAAGAGGCATGGTCTACTCACTGGCAAGCATTAACCTTGGAAACAAAATAATGTATACGGATGCAATGCGTAAAGCCTTTAGGTCTATTAAGGCGCCAAAAGGGTTTAGTGTTGATTTGGTAGATAACGAACATTTTTTAGTTATTCGTGCCGATGAAAAGGCTTTTGTTAGGCTGGGCCATGATGATAAAATAGAAGCAGTACAGTACATGGTAAAAATCAAGAAAGCACTTGAAGACAATGGCGCTGTTGTATTATTAACACGAAAGGCTATTAAATAAAAATGGTTGACTTGCGTGGAACACCTACACACATATGTATATGTGGCTCTAAGGTTTGGAATATTAAGGCAATGTTTGAAGATGGCGCCATCGCATTATATTTCTTAGATATGAAGTGTGCTGATTGCGGATCTTTGGCAACAGCGCCGACTGAAGTTGACGGAGGAGAGTTATAAGATGGCAAGAAGGCCAGTACCGCCAATTATTGGGGGGCATGCAACTAGGGTTAAAGACGATGAAATTGAATGCGCCTATCTTATTGATCAAGAACAACTAAATGGTGCAAAAATTTATACCAATAGAGAAGAGTATATAAAGACACTGCCTAAAGGAATAAAGTTTATGGAGGCTGGAGTTGCTTGGGGATATTACTCTGAATTAGTTGCTCAACAAACCGAACCAGAACTCATACACTTGTTTGACTATTTTCGAGGGGACTTAAAATGTTGGTCCTGGAGAGAATTTGGCGAATGCTTATGCGAACCAACAAAACATGAATTATTGTATACAGAGAAAGATCAAGTACCTTTTATTGAAGATAAATTTAAACAATATAAAAATGTTAAATTATTTCAAGGAGATGTAAGGCTAATTCTTCCAAAGTTAACAGAAATATATGATTATATATACCTAGACACACTAAATGATAGGTTGTCGATTAGACCACTTTTACATACTGCAGCAGAAAAAACAAAAGTTGGCTCTATTATAGGACTAAACGACTACACAATCTACGATGGTATTATTGGAGATGTTCCATATTCTACATTCAATGTTGTAAACGAGTTTTTGTGGAATAATAAAAATTGGCATGTTGATGGGCTCGCACTACATTCTTTAGGGTTTTATGATATTTATATTAAGAGAAGGGGGTAAATATATTGTTTGATTTAATTAACGAGGAGTTATCTTTTACTGATTTAACTAAAAATAAATTTGATTTATCTCAATTTTTAGGCGTAAAAGAAAATAAAATATTATATAGAGCCTTATCTGAAAAAGAAATAAAAGATACAGATAAAAGTGTAGAGTACAAGAATAATGATATGTTTTTTAGATCAGACAATTTCACAACTAATCATGATGGACTCCATATCCTGTTTAGCGGATGCTCAGAAAGCGAGGGTGTTGGCGATAATATAGAAAACGCTTGGACTAACATTCTATATAATAAAATTTCAAAAGATATTAAGTGTTCTGGATTTTTTAATCTTTCAAGATCTGGTTGGGGCTGGTCAAAAATTATTACCAATGCTTTAATTTATTTTGAGACATATGGCTATCCAGATGTATATTTTATTTTATTACCAAATAATCAAAGAATGCATAAATTTTATAGAGGGGATAATGGAGGTTCATTCTGGAAACATGAACAGTTGTACCCAAAAGGATACTATCTTAGTAGAGAAAAGAATAAAAAAACCGAAAAATTTATATCAGACGAAAAAGAATATAATGAAGACTTTTTAAAATTTCTTTTAGGGTGGAAATTATTTAATAAAATATGCAAAGACAATAATATTAACTTAATTTTTTCAACATGGGACGAACTAGACTCTGATAATCTTGATAATTTAAATATGTTTGAAAATTTTTTAAATATGGATAGCAAGAATAATTGTGGACCATATATAAATAAATGGTACGAAACTAATGAAAAAACTAAATATGATCTAAGAAAAAGAGATGGACATAATGGTATAATTATTCATAATTTTTGGGCAGATAGTTTTTATTCTTTATGGAAGGATTTACAAAAATAATGTCATTTGATTTAATTAGAGAGGCAGATTGCTTTACTGATTTAACTAAGAATAAATTTGATTTATCTCAATTTATCAATGTAGAAGAAAATAAAATATTATACAAGGCTTCTTCTGAATTGGGGATAGATGATTTAGATATGAGCGTAGAGTATAAATATAACGACAATTTTTTTAGGTCAGATAATTTTACAAACAATCATGATGGACTTCATGTTTTATTTAGTGGATGCTCAGAAAGCGAGGGGGTTGGAAGCAATATAGAGAATTCTTGGACAAACATATTATATAATAAAATTATAAAAGATACAAAGTGTTCTGGATTTTTTAATCTTTCAAGGTCTGGCTGGGGTTGGACAAAAATTATCACAAATGCTTTAATTTATTTTGAAACATATGGCTATCCAGATGTATATTTTATTTTATTGCCTAACCATCAAAGAATGCATAAATTTCATAAAGTTATTTTGTCTGGAGAAAATTTGGTCATGGCAGACTGGAGACATGATCAGTTGTACCCAAAGGGTCACTATGTGGTTAATAAAGAACAAAGAACTACTGAAAAGTTTTTATCAGAAGAAAAAGAATACAATGAAGATTTTTTAAAATTTCTTCTTGCATGGAAAATGTTTAATAAGATATGTATAGATAACAATATTAAATTATTTTTTTCAACGTGGGATCCATTAGATGCTAAAAATCTAATTAATCTAAATATGTTTGAAAATTTTTTAGACCTGGATGCAAAAAATTTATTAAGTTCTTATACTACTGAGTGGTATAAGACTAATGAAAAAACTAAATTTGACATAAACAAAAGAGATGGTCATTACGGAATCATTTTCCATAATTTTTGGGCAGATAGTTTTTATTCTTTATGGAAGGATTTACAAAAATAATGATTAAAAGGCTAATAAAAATTATTATAGTAAAAAATCAAATTAGAAAGTTAAAAAAACAACTTAAAAACCCAAAGCCATTTATCTATTAAGCCTATTATTCATGCCTTGCATAGCCTAGTCTAAGGTGCTATAATTAATATACCCTGAAAGGGGTGAAAGACAATTGTCGAAAAGGAGAAACATGTCAAACATTGACACTAAACAATTAAAGGCTATGGGAGCATCCTATGGTCGTTCAGTACTTGGTGCTGGACTTGCACTATACATGTCTGGAGTAACAGATCCAAAAGATCTTTGGGCTGCATTAGTTGCAGCCATTGCGCCCGTTGCATTGAGAGCAATTAATCCAGGAGATCAGGCTTTTGGCATCTTGCCAACAGTTGATTCCGTAGATAAGGCTTTAAAGGCTGCTAAGGCGCCTGCAAAGAAGGCTGCTCAAAAGGCATCAGCAAAGAAAAAGTAAAATATAATATAAAATTGGCCATGCAGAAATGTGTGGCCTTTTTTATTGACAAAACACATTCAATTGGATATACTTATAGCATGATAAAAAAAATATTAGCGTTTTCAATTCTACTATCCCTTGGGGCAAGTCCGTCTTTTGCTATTGAAAATGGTCAAAAAGAAAATAATATTAGCAGGGTAGTTGTACTTTATTGGGAACAACAGCCTGGATGCAGCGGTTACTTATATGAACCAAGAATTGTTTTTACTGCTGCACATTGTTTAATTCATGCCCATCTGCCGACATACGTTGGGTTGCCAAATCAAACTGCTGGACCAAATGCAGAAAAAGTTTCTATACAAGATATTTTGTTTGCTGATCAGTATAATAAACTAAGCCCTTATGAAAATGATTTTGCTATATTGATTTTGTCAAAACCAATTGAGATTAATAATAAAATTGTTTTACTTAATGAAGAAATAAAAAACAAAATATATAATGGTCAAGTTCAAGCCAAAATTTCTGGCTATGGTTATCAGAGCCCTAGTAGAAATGAAGCAGAAATAGTTAGAGATGCTCACTTTTTTTATGGGACAATTGTAAACATATCTAATGAAATAGAAATATCTAATAATGGAGATGGCGGTGTTTGTAGCGGAGATTCTGGTGGACCAAATACAATAATTTATGAAGGGGAAGAGGTTTATTTAGGCGCTACGAGCCACGGTTGGAATCAGCCTAATTGTGGGCTTTGGAATGGCGGAGGTAAAAAAACATTATTGTTTGATCCTGTCTATAAACATGTCAGTCTTATAGACAATGCTAAATTAATGGTTGCTTCAGTTATTGTAACAAAAAAACAAAACACAGTTATAAAAAATAAATCAACAATAAAAAAGAAATGTATTAAACTAAAAAATAGAAAATGCAAAAAATAAAATACTACTTATCTTTGCCTTTATATTCTCCATATTTTCCTAAAACTTGACGGATTTTGCCGTCTTTGCCAATTCTAACTATCATTCCATTTTTAATTTGTAATGGATTAAAAGAATTACTTCTACTATAACTGCCAGATGATCTTTTTGACATTATTTAGCCAATAGATAAACTGCTGTAATACCAGCAAAAATAGCAATTAGTAAAAATAACGCTACTACGCTTTGACTTGCTTTTTTTAAGTTCACATTGTCTCCTTTTATATTATTATACACTATTCAAAATCTTTAATTTTAAGAAATATTGACATTGCAAACCTCATGTTACTAGCAGGAAAAATTGCATGCCTATTCCACCAATTACCTGGAAATGACACTAACATTCCTGGCTTCGGTTTTATTTTGAGGTTATGATGTGGAAAAAATAACTCTCCCCCTTCATAATCATCATTTAAATAAATTAAATTTGATATGTGTCCGCTCCAGTTATATTTGTCATATTTGTGTTTATCTATATCTAAATTATCTGTATGTATTCCAGTGGCCATATTCTTTTTTCTTCCAGAAAAATAAGAATCAGGACTGTGAGCAGGACTTGCATAATTATCATATTCTAATTTTAAATTAAAAAATTTTTCTGCATTTATTTTAATTTTTTCTTTATATTTTAAAGTTAATGTTTTTGATTCATTTTCTATTTGCTTGAAAGTATTATTGTCGGCTGCAACTATTTCATACATTATATTTAATCTATTCATCAAAATATCAACATCGTGTTTTGGCATAAAATTTTCAACTATTTTAATTGTGTCAATATTAGTTCCAATTACTTTAGTTACGTTATCATAAACAGGTGGGAAATCTTTAAGTTCGTCAGACTTAAGAAAATCTTCTGTAGACCAGTTGCTTGACTCAAAGTAATGCTTGTCCATTTAAGTCCTCAATTTCATTGATAATTCTATCTGCTATAAGTTCATACTCAATTTCGAGAATAGAACTATTTGGATCTATAATATGAACTTTTATTTTACCTATTTCTTCAAAAAGAATATTTGTTATTTTTTTGTGTAATTCTGAATTCATTACTTAGCCTCATCATTTTTTACATCAGTTATTCTTTGAATAGAATTAGACAACAATGACTGTCGAAGCACTTCATACTTGACCAAAAGATTAGACTGTTTTTTCTTATTTAACAATCGTTTTTTATTTTTTCTAGATCTTCTTATCTTAATCTTATTTTTATCGTTGTTATTTTTTTTCATTTATGCTCCAAGCCATAGTGTCTTGAAAGGGTTTGATTGGCAAAAATTCCCCATCTAACTTCAATCTCTTTGTTACATTTTTCACAGATGGCCGTCCTACTACTCACTATCAAATTCTTTGTTACTGACCCAAGTACCTTCTTGATCAACTCCATATGTCATGCCAATGTAGCACACAATAAACCCTGCAAAAAAACTAAACATCATAAGTAATGCTGTCATGTTACTCCTCTTTGTATCAGTATACCAAACAAAAGGGGATAAGTCAAGATATAATGTATAAATGGAAAGAGCATTACTATATTTAATATATTCTCCAGCCCTAAAGGCGTTCAAGGTTGGCATATCTAACCTATCTAATCGTAGATATTCACAGCACAGGGTCAAAGGCTGGATGTTAATTGACTATTGGTATTTTGAGAATAGGGAAGTTGCTAGGTCTGTAGAGCAGGAGGTTTTAAAGGTTTTTCGTAATAGATTTCCTGGGCGGTACTTAAACAAAGAAGACATGCCCCAAGATGGTTATACTGAAGCCTTTAGTAGTGAGAAGATATCATCAAAAAAGGTAATTAAAATAATTAATACTATAATTAAAGATTAAGTTAATGAGTTTACTTGTACAACGATTCCATCGACAACTGAAACCAATGCTGGTCCATCGATATTAAAAGTTCCTGTAAACCCATCGGCGCCTAACGCACCAGTTTTTGTTAAGAATAGGCCGTATTCGTTTCCATTTGTAAGCCCTGATGCAATAGCACTGTAAGCAGTAGAATCATAGTTTAAGTTCCAAATTTCTTTATTTGGAGCAACGTTTTCTACGTTTGGATAGGGAACGCCTAGTGTCAACGTAAAACTTGCATGCTCTCCAAAGGACTTAAAGGTCCAAGACTGTGGCACTCCTGTGGCTATAGCGTAGTTCATATACGCATCTACCTGTGGAGTTCTTGCAATTCCAATTGCATGTCCGTATGTAGCGTGACTAAAAAACTCATAGTTAACTGCGTAGTTGCTTGCTTCTTGAAACGCTTTTAATGGAAGGTATGCTGGAAGACCTGCAACTACAAGTCCATTTGTATACTCTGTCCAAGACTCTGTTCCTGGTGCATAACCAGGATTACCTGGGTTGCTAGATCTTATAAATAATTGTCCAGGGTTTCCATAAGGGCTTCCAACTGGAATACTTACAATTGCGCCAATTGCATATGAAGCACCGTTGTTATATTCGCCTAAGTAGTTTGGGTATTGTCCGTCTGCACCATCTGCTCCATCAGCACCTGCTGGGCCTGGATCTCCTTGTGGTCCTGGTAATCCAGAACCGTCACCGCTTGTAGGCTGAGTAAATCTTGCCATTACGAACCAGAGTCTAGGTTAGTAGTTATAACTGCTGCTTTTAATCCAGTTGTTGAACCTATTGCATACAATGCGTCAGTGCCTGGTAGTTCAAAAGATACAGCACTATTTGGTGAAATACGGTAGCCATAGTTGGTAGATACTACTGCATTGTTTGCACCAATATAAACGTACCCATCTGCGTTAACATTTTGAATTGTAATGTCTACACCTGAGTGTCTGCCAAACGGGCTTAAAAGTTCGGCGGTAGAATTGCTTAAATTGACTAATCTGTGTTGGGCCATTAAATGATTATATCATTGATTTTAAGTTTTAAAGTTCGGCGAAAAATAGAAAGAGTAAACTGATATATGCACCTAGCGGTGCACTCTTAGTTAGATTCTTCTACTTTAGCCAATATTCTCTTAATCATATCTTCTCTATATTCTGGGGTAAGAATAAAGCCAGTGTCCATCTCAGTCATAAGCACAGACATCCTTACTATTTCATTAGTATTCAATGTTTATCCAGAAGCAAACAAAGTCTATGCTTAAGTTGTATCTGTCTACACTAAACCCTAATCCAAATCTGCGGGGATTGAATCCAACAGAAACCCAAGTCCTA